CCGTTGGTCACGATTTTATGGAGCTAGATTCGTCGACTCAGCTGGGCAATGTTTGGAACAAGTCCTCCCAGACTGCCATTGGCGAATTTGGGGTCTTTGAACACTCTAAACATACCTATGAAGTCTACATGCACAATGCATCACACTCCGTGAACTTTGACAGATTCAACCTGCGCTTCACCGATCGCGACGGAAATTATGTTTGGAGACAAGGCCACTCAATTTTCAATTAGCCTGCTGGCGAACAGGGTTCGGTTGCCTTCACTTGCATACTCATCACCGGAGATGAGCAAGGTGGACGACTCTTCCTCAAGTTCTTGCGTGAGCCGGTTCTGCCCAACCAGAACCATACAATCTTGAATGTTGTTAACAACTCCACTCACCAAGTTAACCTCCTGACCTTCAAATTCCTCGCTTCGCGATCCGCGGACGACACAACTGTTTGGTCGTGGCCTCAAGTCGCTGCTAACTTGAACGCTGTCATCTCACAACGTGTTCAACACGCACGTTCCAAAGAGATTGGTTGCGAGCCACTAGCCGCCCAAGCTTGCTTTGATGCACTGCGTGGCTAGAGACCCAAGCCCAGGAGCGTTAGTGTCTTTAGGTGCGGCACTTCAGATCGTTACAGTCTCATTGAATTCCCGTAATTCCTTTTCATCAAGGTTCGATCAGACTCTTATTGTATTTACAACATGCCATTTTGTGTTGAGGATCTGTCATCCTTTGACTCCTCATATCAAGCTGCTGTCATTTCGTTTTTACATTGTGCGCTCCAACCCTCAGACGGTTCGGATCACACCATAGAAGACTATGAAGGCGTTTTTAGCATGTGTAAGACCATACGGGTTGCAAAACTTCCGTCTGATTGCGATGACAGGTTGAAATACATTCTGTACGAGACCCGCATGCGCCACATTCTTGCTGAAACGAACATCACTTTCGAAGATTTCTGCTCTTCAAAGACGCACCCCTCTTGGCATGCTGATTTCACCTACAATGGATTGAATTGGCTCATCAAGCCTCTAGACTGCGGACGCGTCGCGTTCTCTCAGATCAGTTGCGATGTTAAGAACGTGTGGATTGAGACTCAACTCATGAAAACTTGTGACGTTGAGATCACTGGATTCACACAGCGCCGCAGCATGCAAATTGGTTGTGTTGAAACAGGTTCCGTTGCTATCCAGCTCACAGCCGCCGCTTGCTCAATCCCAATTCACATCCACCACGGTTTGTTCGCTATTGCCTGGGCCTCTGGCACTTTCTCAGTCCTGCCAAGTATCGCATTGTACACATACACAGCTGCTTCATATTTGTACTCGACCCTGGAGCAACAAAGCGCAAAGCTTGTACGATTTAGCACCCTTGCTGAATTTTATGGCCTCCGCACTGTTGCCAACCCCATCGTGCACGTTGAGAGCCTCTCTCCGGAGTGGGTTTTGCCACTGCAACCTGAGGGCCACCCACATCGCGCTATGCAGCTTGTTTTCGAGCAGACACACGGCATTAAAGTGTCTACGCCCGCACCCTTTAAGCCACATGCGACCATTAACCCCGTCGGCCACGTGTCCTAGCTTCTTAACGGAAAGCTTGGACCCGGCGTTGAGCACTAGACGAAGAACAACTTCACCTACACCCAACGCTTGGAGAAACTTGCTAAGGCACAAGTCCGGGTTGATTTGGCTGGTACCGACTCATCTAGCGACTCCTCCTCTTCATCTTCTTCTAGTGACCCATCTAGCTACTGGTGCTTCTCGTGCTGCAGTTGTGGCGGTGTTGATGACAGTGAAGTCATCATTACCGACGACGCTCTGCCACCGTCAATGCTGGTCCATTACGCGCAGGTTGATTCAGAACCACCTTAGGAATTTTCACCAAC